CAGGAGACGGCGGATCGACTTTCGATCTCCCGTACGGGCTTCTACACCCGTAGCCACCCTCTAAAAGGGTGACTTCCTACCGAGCTTGATGTCGACGCGCTCGGGGCGTCCAGAACGCTCTAAGTGCTTGGCATCGACGTTCGCATCGCCGACGTGCACCGGAGGCGCAGTACGGGTGATAAGGCCGTACTGACGTTCCTCCATGCGCAAAAGGCACTTAAGCAAGGCACCGTCCCCCTCAAGAGGATCGAGAGGAGGTTCGGCACTAACGTAGTAGCCCTTAACTAGGGGGCTGTTAGTGAATGGATCCAGCGTATGGAATTCATATCCCAACGCTGACTCCCTGCCTAGCACCGGTGAGGTTGGAGCTACATTGGGGAAGTGCTTTAGCAACTCCCTCAAGTAGTCATCCATCCATCCCGCGGCCTGCCACAAACCAGCCCAGTAGAACTGGTTACGTAGCGAAACAGCGGAAATAACACCGATTGCATCCTGCCGTTGTGTCGGAAGTACTTCGCGAACCTTGACAATTGACACGTCATGGCCGTCGTAGTATTCCCGTCCGCAAGACTCCCTGAACCTTCCGGTCCAGAAGGACTTGCTAACGTTGACCTGGTGACCGAAAGTCCCAAGCTCGTTAACAACGGACAGCACATAGTCTCTGGGAACAATAATATCGTCCCCAAAGACACGCACCTGCTGGTAAAAGCGCCTGATGAGCGCCTCACCAGAAAGTGGAGCAACACTAAGCTCCCTTTCTATTCCAAGGAAGACAACGGTCAAGAAGACCATCGCCTCAATTGGAAAGCAGAGAGCTGAACCCATAGAGGCGTACTTGGCCAAACGGATTACTCCGTGACCAGGTACATCAGCCTTCTGTGACCTTACCGCTTGAACTGCCTCCAGCAAAAGAGGCCTTTCGGCAAATAAGGCACGTACATGCTGATTCGAAACACGATCGGACGCATCACTCAAATCGAGTGTTGCAAGGTCACCGCTGAGTGAACCTTGTCGAGCCATCTCCCTATTGGGGTCTTGGTTATCGATGCCGATCATGGAGGAGAGGTAGTTAGTCCCCTCGATTCCATCTCGGATAAGGCCAAAGAGGCCCTGCTGTGCATATTGCATGCAGGTTGGCTCGATGGCAATAATCCGTGGTGTTTTGAGCGTCTTAGGAACTGTGATAACCCGAACGGGTATCTCAGCTCCGGGTTCGAGGAAGTCAAACCTAGTTGTCCTAACACTCCAACAGTGTAGGGCAGCGGATTCGCCGTAAGGCTTAGCCGTAACCGAAGACCCATTGTAATGGGCGTTCGGAACTAGGTAGTCCTCAGCCGGGAAAACCGACTGAAGTCTGGTGGTCCAGGTGCGGGCATTATACTTACCATTACTGGTAAGCTTGTCCGCAACAGCGCCTGGACCGTGCTTCGGGATAAGCTTCTGACTGGCTAGTTGTAGTTCCAACCAGTCAAAGAGGCCTCCGTATAGCACCTCTGACATACGCCTGAAATCCGCCTTATAGGCAGGATCAAGGATGGAGTCAGAGAACTTAACTTCCTGCTCACATTGAACATAATCCGACATCGCTAGCCTCTCGCGACCAGGTGTTACAACCTGGTAGGGAGTACCTGAAAGGGACTCCCTCGGGAGGGCGATCTTGCTAAACATCAGCGTAAGCTGACGGATAGCATAGATTGCTTCGATGTCGGGATCGTCCAATAGTGTGCCACTACAAGGATCGAACACACGTCTATAGAAACCTTGCAGAAATGCAGGGAGCCTATTCCGAGGGCCTGCCGTTTTAAAGGCAGAGCAATCGGACGAGACGACGAGGCCTAAGTCGAGCCATCTTTGGAACGACTTACCTAGGTCCGCCAGGGTTATAGCCAAGAAGGCTAACCCCTCGTGTTCAGTCCGACGGAGGACATATGTTATGTCCTTCGTGGCGCTAGTGCAACATCTTGCAGCCATTTCATTAGCTGCAATGGACCAGAGTGACGTCAGGCTTTTCATGATCCCTCCTTATCAGAGGTGGTCAATCCCTAGCTGACGTCTGAATGTCACCCGGAAATGAAGTACGGCCATACATCAAGCAGAAGGTAAGACACCTTCCACTTTTTGCTTAGGTCGCGCCTCACAATGGGTAACTTCGCGGCATTCCCGGCTAGCAAAAACTGCTACCGGCTAAGAATGCCTCACTGATGAGATAGATCGCGTTGATCACCGCGACGACAATCACTAGGAATTTCCTGGTGAACGTCGTACGCGGATCGTGATCAGCACGGCGCCTTCCAGAAGAGAGAACTCTTCTAGGAGATTGACCTGGGTACCGGGAAGTGGTTCGTCTTTCGACGTCCCTATCTCCTCGAGACTCAGTACTATCTGATGACATGGTGATAGGAGCTGAATGGTGTGCAGGCCCAAGGGAACTTTAGCGGACTTGTAAGTCCGCGGTTCCTCAGGACTCGCCACCGAGCAGCTTCACAATCATCGCGTCCGAAGTCGCAGTGAACAGGGTTTTGAAACCCGTATACACCGCAAGCGCCTCGGCGGCCGTAAAGCCGGCGGGCGGAATGTCAAAGACCATGTAGTTACTCATGGACACCTTGACGTTCTCGGCGGGCTTGAAAGGGTCCGCCGTCAACTTCGCAGTGTCGATCCGCAGGACTCGTCTCGTCCGCTTTCCCATGTCATGGGAGGCGGTCAGGACAATGAGTCCGTCAGCACTCCGGTAGACCGTACCGTCTCCCGCACCCGGCGCATCGCCGGTTCGCGGAAGGGGTGTGGTCACAGCCGAAATGGTGACTGAGAGCGGGTCAGAGAAAGACATCAGCATCACTCCTAGGAGCCCGGTTAGACTCCCAAATTGGCGTTGAAACGCAGAACATTCTTCTGCTACTTGCCACGGGTTAAACCCAAGGCAGCAACAATCGCCTTTTGCCTCAACGACAAGTCGTCGAAGCTCAAGCCGAAACCATACGGAGATGCCTG